CTTACGTTCACGTTTTACTGGTTTTTATTCGGCACGTGGAGCAAACGCAATTGCGCTCCTAACCTCAACCCTCAAGGACCTTCCAAAAGTAGCTGCACCCGGACGTCGTTTTTAGATGTCTAGGGACAAGTACAATTGGGAGAGGAATTCCTTTTAAGGAGTAATGTACCATGCCTCAAATGGCAGACCTTACGGTCAAAAAGGCGGACGAGACAACAAATATCGTCTACACAGCGAAAGTGGCGAGTTCAGGTGATCGAACTCCCGCGGTCTGGAAATCGACAACGGTGGGCACAGCTCCCGCACACAACCCCGGTTTGACCCTCACTTCGAGGAGCAATGCCGACGGAAAAGTGCGGCGGTTGGAATACGCCTTCCAGTATCCTCAGACAGCGGTTGCGTCCGATGGCTCCATATCCGTCGTGAATCTGTTCCAGTCGTCCGGCAGTACGGTTGTCCCGCAAGGGATGCCCCAAACTGACGTTAACGAAGCTGTCGCCCAGCTCTTTAATTGCTTGGCTTCGGCACTGGTCAAAACGGCTCACAAAGATGGATACGCCCCAACGTAAAGGGGACAACAGACGTTTCGTTCGCCGCAAGGCGGATTCGGCGTTTGTTCGTGTTACTCTTGCTCTTTTGACAACAACTGGCCTCGTCATGAGTGTTTTCAACTCTGATGTGTTTCGTCAGTTGGTTTCCTGTCTCCGTTAATTCGGAGAGGGTAGGAGTTTACTTAGGAGTTTACGACATGTTAGACGATCTGTTACATGTAGCCAACGCGATTTGGGTTGGCGCCGGCACCCCCGTTGCAGAGCGATGCATTGCTCTAGCGAAAACGGGGGAATGGGAACAATTGGCCCGCCTTAGGGTCGTTCCCGGTGACTACAAGCTCTGGCATGACTACAAAGTCGACGCCCAGTGTGTGGATCTCCTCAGAAAATGCGAGGACCTACCCACGGGCATAGACTTGGAGGGAGCGGCGAAAGCAGCCTTTCTCCAGTCCGAGAGCCTCTGTTGCCATACAAACGCCTACTTTTCACGTTTCATTAATATGGGTCCTTTCGGCCCAGGTGACGCGCGGCGCTTAGAGTTTATCTCGAAAGTGCGAGAAGAAGTACAGCGTATTGTTGGCTTACCCCCTAAGAGACTAGATTTTCGTCTCGGTAAGGGTGGCACCTTGTCGGATCCCGGTATGAACTCGACCGTACCACATAAGTTTTGTTCTGAACCCACAATTACACCATCAGCGCTTCACGTATTACCTCAGTGGGCGCAAACGGCCTGGGCTAGAAACCTGGAACCGGATGTGTTGATCCAACTGATAGACTATGATAGGTGGGATTCGGTTGCGAAGGATGCACTCAAAAATCGAGGCATCTCTATACAGCCGTCCATCAACATAGCCGCTCAGTTAGCGGTAGGCAAATTCTTGCGCCGCCGCTTAAAAGCTCAGGGTATCGACCTTGACACCCGGCAGGAGATGCACCGTTTTCTGGCGCGTATTGCGTCAGTGGACGGCTCCTTAGCCACGGTGGATCTTAGTAATGCTTCTGATACAGTTGCGAAGAGGGTTGTTCAGATCCTCTTCTCCCTAGAGTGGTTTCAGTTACTGAACTCACTCCGTGTTCCTACCACCAAATTCGATAAAAAGAAAGAGACTGGTAGGCTGTACCTGGAAAAATTCTCAGGTATGGGGAACGGCTATACGTTTGAGCTGGAAACTATCATCTTCCTTGCTATTTCCCGTGCTGTTTGCGGGATGGAGGATGTCTCAGTTTACGGTGATGATATCATCGTACCCACTGAACATGTGGGTAGCGTATTGCTCGCCTTGAAATTCTTCGGATTCTCTCCGAGTCCGGCGAAAACATTCGTAGATGGGAACTTTCGTGAATCCTGCGGAGGTGACTACTTTTCTGGTCATGCAGTCAGATCGCATTATCAGGAGAACGATTGTACTAGTCCTCAAGACTGGATATCAATGGCGAATGGCTTACGCCGCGTCTGGCTTGTCGATGGCACTGACATGCTCGACCCGGTTGTGACGAAGGCATGGCATATGTGCTTGGAGTATATCCCAAGTGCTATCCGTGCCGCTCGTGGTCCAAGTGACTTGGGTGACATCTGTATTCATGATGCCCCGAGGAACTGGCTAAGTCGTCGTGAAGACTCCACTAGATACATTAGAGCGTGGTTGCCTTACACGTTTGAAGTGTACGAGTGGGCTCGCTTCCCAGCGGGCGCTGTACATGCTGCTGCTTTATACGGTGTATCAAACGATATAGATAATTCGTTTAAACCGTTTGGTATCCGGACAGGTGATGGAAGGCCGTCTAAGGCCAATCACAAGTCTGGTCTTGTGCCCCGGAATGGGGTTACAGGTCATCGTTTGGCTTGGGTTCCTTATAGTTAGCCCCCGGTTTCTTGGGGGCAGATAAGAGACTCATCGAGAGTCTAAGAGTGGCCTGAAGTAGGCCGAGGTGGGCATTATGCCCAGAAAACGG